GGCCATCCGGGGTACGAAGACCTGGGGCGCGCTGATGGTCGCGGTGACGCTGGCCAAAATCTATCCGGGGAGCCGCTGGGCCGTGGTCCGGAAAGACCTCGAGCGGATCCGGAAGACGACGTTGCCCAGCTTCCAGAAGCTTCGAAAGACCTGCGATGGGTTTGTGGGGCCGGTCAACGGCCAGACCTGGGATGCCGTCTGTAAAAACGGCTCGATCATCCATTTCCGGGGCGAAAATCGAGACCGGGACCCCAACTTGGACAGCTTTGACGGCTACGAAGTGAACGGGTTCATCGCGGAAGAAGCCGACGAACTCCACGAAGCCACCTTTCACAAGATGATCGAACGGGCCGGGGCCTGGGTGATCACCGGCGACGCGGAACAGCCGAAACCGCTGGTCCTCTGCACCTTCAACCCGAATGCGAGCTGGCCCAAACGGGTCTTTTACGACCCCTGGGAGCAGAAGACGATCGCCGCCCCGTACGCCTTTCTGCCGGCGAACATCGACGATAACCTGGCCTTGAGCGATGATTACCGGGAATCGCTCAAAAACATGCCGCCGGAAGAGTATGCCATCCGGGTCCAGGGCGATTGGTCGAAGCTCTCAGGTCGATTCTACCAAAGCCTCAATCGCCATGTCCACCTGATCCCGAGGGAGAGGCTTCCGCGGGTCCTTCCCCCCTACTGGGAGTACTGGGGGAGCTACGACTGGGGCTATGCCCACTGGGCGGTCTTCTGCGCCTTTGCGAAAGATCCCCACGGCGCCACCTACCTCCTCCATTCGGTCTGGCAACGCCGGGAACAGGACGAGGATCAGGCCAAAACCATCAAAGCCGCCGCCCAGGACGGGTGCTTCCCGGTGGAATGTCTCCTCGATGTCTACGCCGGCCACGATGCCTGGAATGTGGTGAAAGCTCGAGGGGCTCAGGGCATCACCACGGCCGATATCTTCGCCGATCATGGTATCTACCTCGCCAAAGCCGATATCGACCTGATCAACGGGGGCCGAGCCGTCCGACGGTTGACCGCGGTGAAGCCCGTCCTCACCCGAGACGGGCAGCCGATTCTCGATGGGAAAGGGGAGCCGGTTCTTCAGACCGGGGTCTACTTTGTCAACACCAAGGAAAACGTGAAGGTCTTCGAGCAGTTGCAGGCCGTGATGCCGGACGATAACAACGTCAACAAACCCGGCAAGCAAGACGCCAACGAACACGGCGAAGGCGGCGACGACGGCGCGGATTGCTTCAGATATGGCGTCGCCAACCGGATCGACGCCCCTGGCATCCCCTACGAAGCGACCGAACTCTACGAAGTCCGACGCCAATTGGACCGCACCAGCCGTCGGGAAGCCGAAGCCTTCGACGGGTTGGCCAAGAAATACACCAAAGGCCTCCCCGTTCATCTCCGAGAGGTGTCATGATTTTAGACAGTATCATCCTGGGGGTTTTGCTCTGTTACGGGGGGATGTTTGTGATCCTATACCGGGATGTCAAAGAATCGAACAATCGGCTGTATCGCGCCTGGAAAGATGGCTGGCAGATCCCGGCGATCGAGGAGCCCGAACCACCAAAAGTCCCTGCGGATCCCGATGGGTTCGAGGACTGGATGAGCCCGGTCCTCCGCGACTGGATTCTCTCTTGGGATGGGCATGAGGCCCGTCAAAAAAGACTACGCATCGCCAAACGGTTGAAGGCCGAAGGGAAGTCGGAAACCGAGATCATCCAAGAACTTGCCTCACCGGGATGGTTACCGACCTAGGTCAACTGGCTAAAAAGATGACGGTGTCGTATGTTTTGACACATGACGGCGCCGTCCCTCGCGGACCTCGGGTTCGACCAAGCTCCGCCCCCGATTGAGCAGGTGCGGGGCGCCGACTATCCCCTCCTCAAAGATCAAGACAGTAAAAAGAAGGTCTACCTCCAGACCCTCCTCTCGAAAGCCAAGCCCCTCGCCGATGCCTTGATGAAACAGGCGTCGAAGCATAAGCACTATGCCGATGGGCGGATGTGGCTCGACTGGAACCGCACGCGCGGGGAATGGGGCGACCGACCCTTAGAAGAAGAAGAGATTCGGGTCTCGATCAACCACATTCGACCGATTCTCCGGTCGAAAACCCAACGGTTGCTCTCCTCCCGGATCGATTTTGTCGTCATCCCCAGTTCGAACGACTTCACGGAACGCGATCGCTGTCGGTTAGGCACCAGTTTCCTGGCCTCCCGGTTCGACCTCCTGAAGATGAACCAAAAGCTCGATGCCGCGTTGGAAGACGCGCAGTACGCCGGCTTCAGTGTGTTCAAGACCTTCTGGAATCCCAAAATCGGCCCGCTGGAACCCGCCGTCCTGAAGGTCCCGAAGACGGAACCAGTGGTCGACGGATTCGGCCAGCCGGCGATGGACGAACTCGGCCAGCCGATGACGCGGGAAACCGGGGAGTTCGAAGACGTCCCCGTCGGCCTGGAGGAAGGAACCGGGAACATCATCCCCGTCGAAGACCCTGCCTCGGCCTATCTCTACCACCTCGGGGATACCGACGTCGCGATCCGGAATGTCTTCAACCTCTGTTGGAATCCGGAAGCCAAGGGTTGGAGTCCTGCCGAGGGGATGCGCTGGGTGATCGATCGGGAATGGCTCGAGCTACCCGTTGCCAAGGAAAAGTTCCCGCACATCGCGGCCCAAATCGCCGCCGCCGGCCTGGAACCCCAGAATCAAAGCCTCGAACAGCGCTATAACGTGTCCGGCATTACCCCCTCCGGGATTACCCCGGTCACGACCAGCAATAGCCGGGATCCTAAAGTCCAGGTGGTCGAGTACTGGGAACTCGAATCGGCCTACTTCCCGAAGGGCCGGATGATCACGATGGTCGGGGACGCCTGCGCCTACGACGGCCCCTTCCCAGACGACATCTTCCCCTACGATCCCGTCTTCGATGAGCCGAGCCCTGGGATTCCCGCGGGGCGGTCGTGCTTGACGGATATGATCGACCCCTCCGACGTCATCAACCGGCAGTGGACCGCGATCGTCCAGGAGATGTGGGACCAAGGGACCGGGCAGTTCGTGGCGTGGGACCTGGCCGGGATTCCCGATCAGTTGAGTCGCGAGAGTCGGCAGATCATCAAGATCCCGATGCGGAGCAATGCCCAGGGCCGCGGGATCCGGGACTTCTTCACCCGAATCGAAGCCGCTTCCGTTCCCCCGGAACGCTGGCGGTTGATCGAAGCCGCCGAACGGACGCTGTTCGACGTCGGCAGCTATCACGAAGTCACCCGAGGCCAAGTGCCCCCGGGGATCGAGTCCGGCGCCGCGATCGAGAAGCTCCAGGAACAGGAACGGGGCCAGCTCCAGAAGGCCGTCTTGGCCCTGGAGAATACGATCATCAGTGTCGCCCGGAAGCAGCTCCAGATTGCCCGGAAACGCTATAAGGACGTGAAGCGCTGGGTCCCGGTCAAACGGGACGACCTGGGCTACATGGTCGAAGGCGTCGACGGCCCGAACCTGCCCGATCCGCAGACGGTCCAGATCGCCCTCGATCGGTTCCGGCCCCATTCCCAGAGCGCCCATCAGGCCAACATCAAGGAATTGATGGCCTCGAAGAGTATTCCGCCCGAACTCGGGTTGAAGCTCTTGGACCTGGGGCGCGGGTTGGACGCCGCCTTCAGTAGCCAGACCCGGCACTATTCGAAAGCCCGCTGGGAAAATATCCAGATGCAAAAAGGGATCGCGAAGTTCGTGCCCTTGGGTGTCAATCTGGAGACCGGCCAGGAAGTGTTAGGCCTCGCCACTCCACCGGATATGCCCTTGGAAGGCGATCCGAACAGTGATCCCACCGAACCCCCGGAAGGGGTCGAGATGGTGCCCTGCCTCCTCTGGCAGGATGATGATCACGCGATCCATATGGAAGTCTGCGACGAATTGGCGCTCGACGTAACACAGCCGTGGAGCCTCCGCCAGTTGGTCATTGCCCACAAAGACGAGCATCGCCAAGCCATCCAGCGGCAACAGATGATGGCCCAGCAGGCCATGATGGCCGCGGCGATGATGAACCAACCCCCAGACAAGAAAGAGGGCGGATCCGATGACGGCGCCTAACCCTCAGTTCCTGAAGCCGGGGCTGCCGCCACCGCCCCCGCAGCAATTCCCCGTCTTCCCCGGACCGCTCCAATTGGAGCATCTCCGCAAGGAAGTGGCGGGGCAGTTATCCAAACAACCCATAGGTCCGAATGTCCCAGACAACCGAGCAGTGGATCGCGGCGGGTCAGACCCCGACGCCTGAGCCTGTCGCCCCGGCGCCGACCGAGACGCTACCCCCTAGCGTCGACACGCCGTCGCC